ATTACCATACCAAGTTTCCGTATCTAATCCTTCTATGGTTTTTGTTTCGTCAATACCGGTAATGACCTCGGTGACTATTCCATCTGTAATAAATGCGTAATGTGCCATTATGCCCAACTCACATTTCCTGTACCGGCAGTTATTGTGGTTACTTTGTGTGATCCATCTGTTGCAGTAGATCCTGTTAATCCAGCACCAATAGTTATAGTTCCTGCAGAAGTTAAATATCTTAAAATCACAATGCCTGAACCACCTGCATTTGTGCCACCAGCTCCGCCGCCACCGCCACCACCGCCACCTGTATTTACATCACCAGAACTATTTGGATTAACATCTGAACCACCACGCCCACCGCCACCTAAACCACCTACACCACCAAAACCTGTACCTTGACCATTACCTTGGCCGCCACCGCCAGCGTAATATGTTGAAGTACCAGTAATTGAGTTAGCAATTCCAATTCCACCTGGAGTTCTATTACTTGGAGCATCACCTGTACCACCTGCAGCACCAGCACCGCCACCTGAGCCACCACCTAAACCAAGTGAACCACCACCCGAACCGCCTGCGTTTCCTTGTCCTGCAGGTGAAGCTGTACCGCCTGACCCAGCATAAGAACCACCACCACCCGAACCGCCAGAACCACCGGCTGTACTGCTACCGCCACCGCCACCAAAACCGCCACCGCTTGAAGTAATGGTTGAAAAAACTGAATTGTTGCCTGTGCCGCCACTTGTAGTAGCTCCCCCTGTACCACCAGCTCCAATTGTAACTGTGATATTTGTTGATAGATCCGCTGTAAAATTCGCTGCAGTTTTGTATCCACCAGCACCACCACCACCGCCAAAAGAACCGCCACCACCACCACCGCCTGCAACCACTAAGTATTCAACAGTTAATGTTGTAATTACTAATGATGGTACGCCAATTTGTGCTGCGATTATATTTAACATTTACGCAATAGCCCCAACAATATACCAAGCATTAGCAGCGGTCTTAATGCAAGCTGCAGATTTGTATTGTGCAAGGGTTGGAGATGCTGCAACTGTGCCAGCACTTAATACTGTTGTAGTGCCAGGAGTTACTGCGCTTATTGTTACTGCGCCAACGCCAATACTTAATACTGTAATAACTGTGCCAACTGGAAAATTATATGTAGCATCTACTGGTATCTTAAATGCTATTGCTGTTGCTTTATTCATTTGTACAAGCTGTTGATACTCATCACCACTTGATGCTGTGTAATCTGCTGTCTTAGCAACTTGTACTGCAAAGGCTGGTAAGCCGTTAAAGATTGTACTGGTAAGAACATCACCAGTAACTACTGGAAAAGTTGGCATTTATATCTCCTTAATAAGATAATACGCTTTCGTCAATGACACCGTAATCTACGTTGCCTATTATAAACCCATCTATGACAGGTTCTAGCGTACCTAGCACGACACGAAAACTGTTTGGCGTGATTGTGTTAGATACACTAAATACCTGCAGGGTATCTTCTAATAATGACCCCCCTGGCTGAGTCGTAGATACTGTAATTGGGTCGAAAAACTCTAGGCTCAAAGCGGCTACTATGCCTGTATCGTAGTTAGGGGTGTATAGGTCAAGTTCTATTGCATCGCATCGGATACTAGTTTCTTGACGTGAACTGACATAAGCCCTGGCATAGTCAAGTGCTACGGCATCGGTCTCCATAAGTAGATCCTGCAGGTTATAGCTGTGTATAAAATACTTAGCAATACTGGCTGCGTTAGTAGCTGTCTGCGGTGTGCCGCCTGTCCTACTCACTGTCGCTGAGTTAAATATCAGATCATCGTTTAATAGCCATGTGGCATTGGCATACCTAATGCCTGCACCTGCATCTTGAAATACTGTAGGCGTGTCACCTATTGAGGATACGGCTGTAGCACGATCCTTAAATACAAAGTCTCCATTAAAATCTGCATAAAATGCACCATACTCTGAGTCAGCTACGGTTTGCATAGCATTCAAAGATGTACGTGCTGTGCCAGGATCAGCTTGTAATGTCGTCTGTCCTGCATCTATAACACGAGCAGTTGCTGGCCACGAAATTTGGTCGAGAATTTCGTTGATACGTGTGCCAGATAAATCGCCAGGGCTAGATCCTGCCACTGTACTTATCTGTGCATTTTGCGCTAGGCGCATGGCATCTACAGCTGAGATAGTTGTATAGGCGACTTCTGTGGCATCTTTAGGTTGCTGATTTACATACGACGTGATAAAGCCTGAAAATATAGGGTAAGTGACGTTGAGATGCGTAGCGGTTATCTGCACTTTTTTCATCGGTGTAAGCAATTCATAATACGGGCCAGTAACATTAGTAGGATTAAAGTCGCCGTTTTGATCTACTATGCGTAAGGTAAGTGTGCCTGTCTGGAATTGATCTGCTAAAGCACTACGCCCTGATTGAGTCTGTATGTAATTTACTTGGTCAGACACATCAACAATTACAGCTGTAGCGTCTGCAAATACGTTAGTACCTATAATTGCAGAATCAATTATAATAGCTTGTGCAAAGGCTGGCCCAGTGCTTAGGTTTAAGATTACGTTTACTGTAGGTACTGGCATTATTGTATTAAGAATCCACCAGGTACGAGCTTGTTGCCGTACTTTAGGTTTACTCTGACTATTTCGCCTACAGCCTGTACTAATTTATCACTGCTTGCATTAGGATCTAAACTTAACGTGGCTTGTGGCATAGGTGTAGGAACAGCAGCGGCAGCAGCAGCGGCTACTGCAGGTTGATTAGTTACACCTTGTGGTACTGCATATTGACCCATGTTTGCAAAATAGGCATCGGCTTGTGCTTGTAATCTTGCAGATGCAGCGGCTAAACCTGCTGCTGGCCCTGGATCTATTCCTAAGCCTTGATTATATTGAACTAAACTCTTAAAGATTTCATCGTACTTATTTGGTAAACCACTCAAAGCATCGGCAGCTTTAGTAGCACTAGCGGCTAATAAATCAGCTGCGGATTTTGCTAATAGCTCTGCGTTGTACTTTTTAGCCAGCGCCTCGTTATTGTCTAATATTGCAAGCTGCGCCTTGATACGTAATTTAGTTTCTTCATCGGTTGCAGCGTTAAGTGCTACGGTTAAGCCTATGCGCTCTAGGTCAAACTTGTCTTTAAGTTTATCTACTTCGGTTTTTGCTTTTAACTTTGCAATTTCTAGCGCTCTAAGTCTATCTAATTCTTTTTGTTGCTTTACTTCTATCCTGAATTGCTGTGCAGATATACGGCCAGCGCTACGTTGTTTATTAAATGGTAATTCTGCTGGCTTTGCTTCCATTTTGCCTAAACGTGCTAAAGCTCCAAATACGCTTATGTCAAACAAGAAACCTTGTGCTTGTTTTACCCCTGGTATTTTTTGCAACTCTGCAATTAAAACACCTACGCCAGTAATAACATCGGCAATAGTTTTACCAAGATTCTCCATTTTTATTGCTGTATCTTGTATGCTTGTGTCTTTGCTTAGCACATCTAAAGCATCTACTATGCCCTTACCTATTTCTTCTTTAACGTTTTCAGATGCAACTTTAAGTAAATCCATTTTGCCTGCGTAAGTAGTTAATCTAGCTGCTGACTGACCTGCAAACTTGTCATTTAATTCGGCTAGTATTGCATCCATGTCTCCAGCTTTAAGAGTGGCTTTACTTATGCCTGCGCCTAATTTGCTAAGACCTGCAGTGTTGCCTGAAAATCCACGTGTTAATGCTGCGCTTACTTCGGTAAGTGATTTACCTGTGGCCGCACTAATGTTTAATGCTACACCTAATGCTTCTTGGCTTTTTGTAATAGACCCAGTAACTGTCAATAATTGCTGGAATGCTGGGCGTAGTTGATCATCTAGCACGCCTGTAGTTTTTTGTAGATTGGCTATAAAGTATTCTACAGATGGTGCGCTAAATGCAAAGCCTGTATTCTTTAATTGTAGCTCTAATGACTTGGCTGCCTTTTCATCTGCCATAAATGCTTTGACTGCTTTTTTACTATAATTAAACAAAGCTGTTGCGCCAAAGACACCAGCAAAAGTTTTACCTAAAGACCTAAGACTTTTATCAAATGATGATATATCTTTCTTGCCCTTAACTAAGGCTTTACCATTCCAAGTGGCTAATGCCGATGCTACTAATGGTGGTAATTTAGCCATTATGCAACCTTCTTTAATTGACCAGCATTAAATTTATTGGCTACTTTGGTAATAGCATCTATAATTGCGCCATAAACTTTGCCTTGATCTTCATACCATGCACGATATATTGCTCGGCCACGATACATACCAGAACCCTTTAATTGACTTAAATTTTCTGCCGCTTGATTAAATTGAATACCCGCATTTGGATTTAATGACTCACCTCGTTGACCTCGTTGTTTACGCCCTGCAGTTTCGAAGATTGCGCCTGATGCAGATTTATTGGCAATAAAGTTAATCATAGAAAAACCATTTTTATTTGCTTTACTTGAACCTTTAGAATAATAAATACCATTACGTGCTATATCTTGATTGTAAAATGGGAAGGCTCTATATTTCTGTTCTTCCGTAACGTTTACTTTATTCCATCCCGATAGAACTTCGTCATTTCCTGGCATGTAAGTTTTAGCTTTATCCCTTATCGGGATCATTACCGCTTTAATCTCTGCCTGCATTTGTTTGTTTAGATTAGTATCCACAGCATCCATAGCGGCTATAAGTTCTTTAACGCCTGTTACGTTTACTGGCATTTCGAACCTCCTTAGCTCTATCTGTTAATACTTGGATGATAGCCCGATACATCTGCGTATCCATGTCTCTAAATTCGCTAGGCGGTATTCCAGTTTCCACAGCTAGTTGAGCAATACTGTAGAAAATAGAATCACGCCCGACTATTTTTTTTCTTCGTCAAGTACCTCTACTGTGTCTAAGCTGTCTATAAACTCAACTCCAAATAAAGGTACTGTAACGTTTGCTCTGCGTAAGCATTCCCAAGCTAGCCAATAGATTTCTGTTTGGCGCTCAAAATCCCTTAACACTTTGCTAATACCAGCCTGATAGCGTAATTCAAATGCGTACTCGACACCTGGCGTTATCTTATGCTCAGATACTTCACCATTAGCCCTTGTTATCTTTAGCTTTGCCATTACTACTCCTTATGCTGTGGTATCTACTACAATAACACTTTGGCACGTAAAAGTAATCGACTGGGAACTTATGTCGCCTGTCGCACCATTTACATCCTGTGTGTTGTTGACCAAAATCGTAGTTTGAAATTCTGGGTTCGTTGCGCTAACTACTGCGCTTGTCTGCTTAATTGTTAGTGGCACTGTTGTACCCCATGCAGCCTGCAGTGTTGCGTTTACGTTGCTTGCTGCTGTGTCATTTAAGAAGTCAATAGTAATAGTGCTGGCTTCTAGACCCTTTGCAAACTTGTGAGCGGTATCCATTCTGTTACCACCTTTCGGCGGGTAAGTCATTTCTGCTTACCTCTATATCTTTACCATCGATACAGATCAGACTATATCTTCACCCTATTTCTAGGGGCTGCACGTGTAGTCGTTACGGACTCTCTGCTTTCGCAGGTTGCCTCGGTATTAACCCTTTTCTGGGGGCCTTCACCGATATAGTGCAGTAGTTATTCTAGTAGCTTACGCTGCTAGCGGGCAATATTCTCTACCCATAGCTGTTACCTCAAGTTCGTCAAATGATCTATTTATTGTTACGGCTGTTACGTGATTACTCAGATCAACTGAATTAAGCGTAACTACCACACCATTAGATAGATAAATTGCCATCTTTCTCCTCTTCTTTCTTAGCAACAGGTTTTTTGACTGCTGCTTCTGGTTTGTTGATCTGACCTATCTTAGTCAGAAAATTAGTCTCTTCTTCTGTAAATCCTTTATAGCTCATATTAACTCCAACTCGTTAGGGTGTTAACTGTAATCTCACTAACCAATAAATCACCGCTGGCTGCGCTAATTATACTAGGTGCTGAGATAGCAGATATATTTATTATTAAACTTGACGCTGCTAATTTTGTTACGACTGCCAGTATATAATCTTCCATGCCTGCTAAATTGCCTTGATTATCTAATGCTGGCTTAGTTATTAAAATCTTAAAGTTTGCCATAGGGCTTATAGTTATGTAATTGTTAT